AAAATTGGCCCTTCAAATGTACTGCGTCCCATGATAATTCCTTATGCAAAAGCCTCTTGTTAATCGTTGCATCGTCTGCTGGGCCAGTGGCAACAAGAGTAAAACTCCCAGATGTCCATTTATACCATGTAGTTTAAACATGGTCAACAAAAAATGGGGGTTTTTTAGGCCCCCATTGTTTTTAGTACGTACCGTAGATTCCGAGAGGATCTGACCAGCCGAAGCTATAACGCTCACGAGCTTTGTAACGGACGTTGCCTGTGTCGAAGTCACCGTCCATGCTGTTTTGCATGGGGGTACGCTCGAAGTGCTTCATACCGTTAGGTACATCAGTGATCAAGAACCAAGCATTAGGTGCTGTCAAGAAGTGGTTAATGGTGTAACCCTCGGGGATTGAACCATTGTTCTCGATAGCGTTAATGTCGTTGTTGTTGGTTCCAACACGCAATTTTGTGTCGAGCAAACGAGTTGCAACGAACTGCAATGCTGGGGGAACAATCAACTTCTTGGGCTTGGCAGCGATCAAAAGACCACGCTCATCAGTCCATGCAGCGATTTGAATAACTGCATTTTCCAATGCTGTTTCGTTCAAATCTGCGGGGGTTGATGGAGTGTTGGCGTTTGTACCACCGTTCACCAAGGGGTGAGCAGAGTTAAACAAAGAAACGCCGTCACCGCCTGTATAAGCTGTGTTAAAACCGTTGTTCAAAACAGCGGCAGCTTTAACCTGCTTGGTGTAAGCCATACCACGGGCCAAAGCTTTTGTATAACGTGCAGACAAGGAGTCATACAAGTTATCTTCGATAGCCTCTTCAGTGATTGAAAAGCCCATCGCAATGGTTTCGTGGTTGTAACGGGTTGTCCATGCTTCCTGTGCGTTGTCATAGGCGATGGCAGAACCCTCGGCCTTGACTGGAGCAGCAGAGAAACCAGACAATTTTGTCTCTTCTTCAAAAGAACGCTCAGAGGTCTCTGTTTCGTAGATCTCTTTGTGTTCTTCGCCGTAACGAGCATATTCCAAACCAAACAAAGCGTTCAGTCCGGGGAGTAACTCTTTAAGTAGTTGTGCACGTGAAATAGCCATTTTAAGTTACTCCTTATCTAGCTGTTGCGTCATAGTATTCGTGAATACCAAAGTTCAGCTTAACGAGAACTTCAGGATATTGTGTGAACACTAGGGTTGAAGAAGATGCAAATGCAGTAATAGGAGCTTGATTCAACACAACAGAAGTTGCGCCTACGGAAGCTGCTGTAGCTACATAAGAACCGGACTGGATGATTTGACCGTTAGGTGCAATAGATGCCACATCTGTTCCCACTGGGAGAGCATATGGAATACCTGTTGCAGTGGTAATGGTGGCTGTACTGATGCTGGTATAACCAACAGTTCCCAAAGACTGGGCAGTATCACCAACCAAACCAACCACACGAGCAACATAAGCAGAGCTTGTTGTAGCTGCGGGGATGATCAAACCGTTAGAGCTGTCGCCAGTGTTGACGTTACCAGCCAAGTCAGAACCTTGAAGGTTTTGACCGATCAATGCAACGGCAGCAGAAGTAACAGTTGTTGAACCAGAAGAAGCCACGATAGCTGCTTTGAACACAGTATCAGGATCATCTGTAACATAGGCTTGAATATCACCAGCCAAAGTATTGGCAGGATAGTATTGGCTAAAGCGTTTTTGCTTGGTAACTGGATCCGTGAAGGTACAGCCCAAGAAAATACCAACCATACCGGATGCGCCGCCACCAGTGGTGACTGCTAAACGGTTGACCAAACCACGGCTAAGGTTAACAAAATCACCATAAAAGATGTTTGTACCGTAGTTGTATTGGATAGGAAGTAAACGGGTAGAACCCGAGAACACCTGTCCGCCAAGCAAATTGATTGGCTTTAGCCCGTAAGGGGCAGAGACAATTGGATAAGCCATTTAAGGACTCCTGTGTTAATTTAAAAACCAGAACCGAACGTCACCTTGCTTTGTCTCTCTTTGAAGAGAGGCATTCTGGGGTCACTGTTTTTCATGAAGTTATTGTCCACAGAATCCATTTGAGACTTGTTTTGATTCTCATAGTAGGTTTGTGCTTGTTGCACAAACTCACTGGGGATTCTGCATAACAATAAACCGCCAATTTCAATATTGCCTTTGAATTGGCCATCAGGGTTAGCATGCACCATCATTTCGGGATACTCTTCCGCTTTCACGGGTTCATATCCTTCACGGAGCCTAGAAGAAATATTCTTGGGATCATTCTGCCCCATCATACTAATACGAATGTATCTATGATCCCAACCCGGACGGGGGTCTGGCATAGGTAACATCTCTGGCGGCCTCCACGCTTTAGGACGCTCATGAATAGTACGTGATTCGGAATCACGGCGGGTACGAGTTTGTTCAACCATTTTGATTTCTCCTGAGTTTAGCTACTTCCCTAGCGTATGTTTCCAATGGAATTTGCAAACGCTTGGCAATCTGTACTTCCGTTGCAGTAAGGGTAATCTTTTTAGGGGCTACACTTCTGGTCGCAGAAGCAACAACATTTGATTTTGGGCGCTGCTTCGTATCAGCGGTCTCCTCAGACTCAAACTTATCTGGGAAGACTTGACGAATTCGGGTATCTAGTCGTTGATAGTATTCGTCACTCTTCGGGTCAACGCCCGAATTAACCAACTTGGTATGCACCGCTAGGGCCAAGCTGGTCATTTCTTCGTCTTTTCCGAACCAAGAGTTGCTACGTTGCCAATCTTGGGCTTTGGAATCGATCTCAGGAACCTGCGGGTGAGTAGTTTGTACTACGTTTTTGGGTTCCTGTAAAGGGGCAGGCTTAAAATTGTTAACTTTTTCAGCCTTTAGTGCCGCCAAAGTTAATTCTTTTTGTGCCTTTAGCAGTAAATCAGCATCGCCGGACTCATAAGCTTGCTTATAAAGTCTTTCTGCGGTCTCGATTTCACTGTTTACAACCTTCTTTGCTTGGTCGATTAGGGCTGTTTGAGAGACATTTACGGTGTTTTTAAGCCGTTCATTCTCTTCATAGACCGCTTTTGCGATCTTTAAAGCCTCTTCTCGCTCACGAATCGCAGCTTCTTTAGCCCTTCTTTCTTCGTGATAACCCTTCGCAAATTCACGGATTTTTTGGCTATTTTGCTTCTTTGTGTAGCTCTCTAGCTCCTCATCTGTGGGTTCTTGAGGGGGTGTAGCCATAGGCTTCCTGTTTCTATCCTCTGGAGGTGTGTCATCCACAACCTCAATTTCGGGTTCATCAGGTTCCTCGACTCTATCTTCAGGCTCAGGTTGCACAACTTTGCTTCCTAGCCTAGACTGTTTCTCTTCAACCTCATCGGGGAATTCAAATTCAATTTTTTCAGTCATGATTTACTCCTTACGCACGTGCTATACCACGGGGGTCTTGCACAACAGCCTCAACAGAGTCATCATTTATGATGCGAAACTCCTTCCCGTGGATCTTCAATCTTGTGCCTGTGTTAGGTCTAACAACCACAAAATCTCCAACCTTGCAGGATGGCCCATTGGGGAACCGCTTTTCGTCCTTGTAGCAGTCAGGCCCCATCTTCACCACAAAAAGAACCGGTGAAAGGATCTCTTCATAATGCATGGTTTGGCTGGCTTTCAATAAACCGCCTTCGTATTCCTCATCAATGTCTGGCAGGACTGTAAGGATGTGGTACGTGGAAGGATCAGGCAACTGTTTTGCCTTGTCTTCTGCGTTGTCGGGGATCGTTGTCGTTGACGCTCCGTCACTGATTAAAAGATCACTCATCGTTGAATTTCTCCATTTGTCGTAAAAGGTCGTTGGCTATGGATTGTGCGAACAAGAGACCTTTGATCTGTCCACACATGTTTTGATAAGCGGCATAGTCCGAAGCCACGCCGTCACCTAGACTCGATGCGAGGGATTGCTCCCTCTCTTTCAATTGATTGAGAATGATCTTTAAGATTTTTTCTTCCATTAACTACCCCGTTTAAACAGCTCTGTTTGGATCTTTTGATTGGCTTGCCTTGCGTCTTCCCTGAGTTTTAAGATCTCAAGTTTCATGGCATCTTGATCTTTCTTCATTTGCATTTCCAACTGAGCCTGCGTTCTGACGGAGTCAGCTTGCGCTTGGAGTTGCATCTTCATCTTGTCGAGTTCAAGTCTTGCTTGAGCCAACTGAGAATCTGCCTGAACCTTAGCTGCCTTGACCTGTTGGTCTTGCATCTTGAGCTGGAGTTCCTGTTGTTGCATTTGAACCAAAGGATCTTGTGCTGCTTGTTGAGCTTGAGCCTGCTGTGCCTTGGCTTGGTTACTCTGCAACAATTGAACCGATGCCTGAGCTGCCAATCTAGAGATTTGAACCTCCATGTTGGCTGGCATGGGCTGATTGGGTGGAGGCAATGGAGTACCCATCTGCTGTTCAATTTTGGCCCTGTAAGAGAATGCCAAGTGTTCAGCAATATGAGCCTGAATCGCAGACATCATCTGGTTGGCCATTGGGTTTTGACCAATCTGTTGCATGATCATTGGATCCTGCATAAAGGTGGTATGAGCTGCAATGTGGGCATCATGATCCTGCGTGATGAAGGCTTTTGTAGGCTCACCCTTTAAGAATCCCATGTTCTCGGAGATAGGATCTAATGGCACCTCATCATCTTCCGTGGGAACCAACTTATCGCCGTTCTTGATTCCTAATACATTGATCATCTGTCTATGCAGATTGGGAAGGTTATAGATTTGTGGCGCTTGAGATGACAACTGGATCACGGCTTGATATTGCATGATCCTCTGCGCCATCGTGGATGAGTTGGGATCTGATACGGGTATCACATCGCACATCTCATAATCTTGACGGCTGGCAAAATGATCGCCTTTGTCTGTATCCAGTTCCAATTCATCAGGAACATAGGTCTTGATGATGTCTCTTAGGAGTTTAAACTCCTGCTTCATGGCGTAGTGAACTCTAGCCTGAACCGCAGACATGGTTTTTAGGGTACGCTCTAAAAGAGCCAAAGTTGTACCAACTGGCGCATTGGCTGACATATCAGAGATCTGGAGATCCCCGATAGAGCCAAGTCTTCTGCCTTCTTCTGTGATTTGATTAAGCAGAGTCAATAGAACATTGGATGGTTCCTTGTAGGGAAGCGGCATGATGTTGTCACGCATAGCGCCTGATGGCACATCCACATCCCTGAATTCTCCGGGAGCGATAGGGGTGTCGTCTCCTTTGATCCTTGCGCCTCTAGCCTTTAAACCGCCGGGCAAGTTACTTAAAGTTCCTGCGTCCACCAATTGGCGGATGATGGATGTTCCTGCTCTGGCATATCCACCGATGATGTGGATTAGTCCAAGACTGTAGAAACCAAAGCCGGGGATGTAGTGGTAGTCCGCAAAATGGTTGCGTTTAAACTTACGTTTGTCATCCTCTTCCCAGTTCCTGCGGATACCCAAAACCTCTTGGGTTCCTCTATCGATGGTGATGACATAAGGAATGGCAATACCGGTAGGCTCACCGTTTTCATCCAAATCCTCCAAGCCTTCCAAATCCCAATCTGTATGGACTTCCAGTAGTTGGTATCTGTCATCATCTAAGGCTTTATAGCCTTGTTGATTGGCTTTCTTTTTTTCAATGTCGGACATGATCTGGACGGGTTCACCCAAATCAACATCCCGATAAAACCCGGCTACCTGAAGTTTTCGGATTTCATTCTTAGTCTTCCTCATTACGTGGGTAACACGTTCTGCCGTCATAAGGCTTGTAGCGCCATAAGGCACAATAAGATCTTCTGCGGTCACGTAGATAGAGGCTTGTCTACCCAATGTTGGATCGTTGTAGACCTTTTTAAATGATGTTCCGGCCAAGCCTAGACTGAACAAAAGACGCTCATGCTCGGGTCTGTATTCCGGCATTTTCTCTGTCAGCTTGTAGTTCATGTCGGTCTGGACACGAGATGCTGCATCTTCTTTTTGTTTGGTAATGTCTCCAAAGATCTCAGTCTTGACTGGCCCTGCGGCTGGGAATGACTCCATGATGGATTCAGACTGAAAGCGAATGGCGGCTTCCGTCAGCACTGTAGAGAATACTCCACAAGCTCCATTCCAAGGCTCTGTTCTTTCCTCATATTTAAGGCCAAGAACCTCTAAGCCTTTGACATATGATTCAGCCCATTCTGATCTGGAATGAATATCTGCGTCTACCAATTCAATGAGTTCTGAAGCAATGCTTTGTAGGGTTCTTGCGTCCAATACCTCGGCCAAGTTCTCATGGAAGTCCCCGCCATAATCTTTGCCGGGTTCTAGAGTGATCTCAATTCCATCGGTATGGATAGAAACGGAATCTGGGTTTTCAATCTCTATCTCCATGTCTGGTTGTAAAGAATCTATTCCCTGTGGTGCTTGATAAACGGCTTTATCGATACTCATTAGTAATACTCCAATTTACGTCTGTATGAAGGTTCATCTGGCTCATCGGAGTCGATGGTAATAAACCCGCCTTGTCTAAAACGCAACAATGCCTGTGAGCTTGAGTCCACCAAGTCATCATGATCCCCGTTGGGGAATGAAGCCATTTCTTCCATGACCTCATCAGCCCATCTTGTGTCTGGACACCATACGTAACCAGAAGCAAACAGGTCGGATATTGCGTTTACACGTGCTATCTTATCGCTTCCTTTGCTCGGTGTATACTCATGTAGAGGGATCCCCATCTTCCTCATTTCATAGATTAGAGGCGCTCCTGCGGCTTTCTTTTCCACAATCAAGGTATCTGGGTTCCACTGTTTCCAGAATTCAAAAGCCTTTTGTTTTAGCTCCGGAAACTCCATACGTTGTTTAAACGCATCCAATAGGATGATGTTGGCTTTGGTTTCTCCATACTGATTGGGGTGGTAAAA